CTGTCACTAGTAAAACTCCAGCCACATTCAATGCTAATACAAATGTAGATTCAACGACTGATTTTATTACAATATCAAATCATATCTTTAAAGATCTTGATGCAGTTGTATATTCGATAGACTCAGGCAATACTGCATTGACGGGCCTAACAAACGGGACGACATATTTTGTTACCGCATCTAACACTGCGGGAATTAAATTGGCTTCTAATACTCTAAATGCTACAAATGGTACCGCCAATAATATAACAAAGGGTTTGACTGAATCTGGCCATAATTTAAATCGTACAAATTATTCTATCGTTGTGACAGGTGGACAGTCTATTATCTTAGAAAAAAATACTATCGATACTCTATCTTCAACAGATGCTACTGCTACGCAATTGCTTGGCACTGCAATAGCTTATAAGAATTGATATGGACAGCGCAATTTTTAAACCATTAGGATCGTCAATAACAGTCTCGTCGGCTGTGAATTCTAATTTTGACGGCAATAAACTTGTGCGTTTAACTCACACAGGAACAGTTACTACAAATCATATTATAACCTGTAAATTGGCATCTGATAGTTCTACTAAATGGTCAATAGCATTAACTGGCGGTCAGGATATTATATTAGAAAAAGACGCAACTGATACAATAACATCTAACGATGCTGGTGCAACAGTCACGGGCGTAGCTGTAGCTTACAGGGACTAATCAAATGAAACTCATCACAGAAGTAACAGAACAAGTCAAGTACATCACAGAAGAAGGTTCTGAAGGCGGCAAAAGCCTCTATATCGTGGGTCCTTTCCTTCAGGGTAATGTGACTAATCGTAACAAGAGATATTATGACTCAAGCATCTTGGAAAAAGAAGTCAACAGATATGTCAAAGAAAACGTTGACAAAGGCAGAGCATACGGCGAATTGGGTCATCCATCAGGTCCTTCTATAAATCTAGAAAGAGTCTGCATGATGATCAAATCTCTCCATAGAGAAGGTGATAGTTTTATCGGAAAAGCAAAGATCACTGATACTCCGTACGGAAATATCGTTCGGAGCCTGATCGCTGAAGGTGCCGTATTGGGTGTATCTTCTAGAGGTATGGGTTCATTAGTAGAGAAAAATGGTGTCAATCATGTACAGGATGATTTTTATCTCGCTACAGCAGCAGATGTCGTAGCAGATCCATCAGCGCCGGACGCATTTGTCAACGGTGTGATGGAAGGTGTGGAATGGGTATGGAATAACGGCGTTCTTAAAGCCAAAGAATTGGAGATCGCTAAGAAACATATCGATGAGGCTGCTCGTAAAGTTTCTAAGAAAGAACTTGAAGAAGCAAAGATTAGAGTATTCAACCATTTTCTTTCAAATATATAATTTTATAAATATTTAAAATAAATCAAGGAGTATCATAATGTCTGAACACGATATCAATCAAAACGAAGATGAAGTAAATGTGCTTGATGAAGCTGATGCAGCATCAAACATGGCCACTATCGCTTCAAAGCCAACCGGAATCTCACGTTCCGATCTAATCTCAAAGATGGTTGCTTATGCATCATCTCTAGATAAAGAAACACTGGCACAAGCAGCAGAGACTATTGGAATGTCACCAGATGACATCTACAATAACAATGCACACCTTGCTACTGGAGACAATTCTGTAAAGAACAAAGCTTCTATTAATTCTTCTAATGCTGCGGCTGCCATGCCAATGACCTCAGTAAAAGAAGACCTTGAATTGCTATTTGGAGATTCAACTGATCTTTCAGAGGACTTCAAACTCAAGATTAATACGCTCTTTGAAGCAGCAGTTTCAACAAGAGTTTCTATCGAAACAACAAAACTAGAAGAATCTTTTGAAGAAGCAGCTTCAGAGCTTCAGACCAAATTCGAAACAGATCTAGAAGAATCCGTAGAAAAGATTCAAAGTGAAATGTTAGAAAACGTAGATAATTATATTAACTACGCAGTAGCAGAATGGATCTCAGAAAATACGCTCGCAATCGAGTCTGGCATCAGAACAGAAATTGCTGAATCTTTCATGCTAAACCTTAAAAATGTTTTTGAACAACATTATATCGATATTCCAGAAGACAAAGTAGACGTCGTAGAATCAATGGCAGCTGAACTCGAAGAGATCAAGTCACGCCTCAATGAGACTACAGAGAAAAATATTGAGCTTTCCAAGGTAGTAAACCAGAAGGAAGTCGAAGATATCACTACTACTTTTGCTGAAGGAATGACTGACACTCAGAAGGATAAGTTCGTCAAGTTGACTGAATCCATCAACTATTCTGATTCAGCTGAATTTCGTAAGAAAGTTTCAATCATCAAAGAAACATACTTCCCTACAAAGAGCGAAGTAAAGGTTACTGAGGATCAGCTTCTTAACGAGAGCGTAGAAGAGCCAGAAAAGACTCCTTACGTTGATCCATCGATGAATAACTATGTTGCTTCAATTTCTAGAACTCTTAAAAAGTAATCTATTATAAATAAAATTACATAAACTCTAAAAGGAGATACAAATGATCGGTTTTAATGAAGAATTAATCTCAAAGTGGAAGCCAGTTCTTGAGCATGGTGATCTTCCAAAAATCACTGATGCACATCGTCGTAATGTGACTGCTACTCTACTTGAGAACACAGAAAAGGCAATCAGAGAAGCTGGCGGCGGGTTTGGCCAACAATCACTTCTCGAAGTTGCAACCAACTCAGTTGGCGCAAGTGGTTATACTGGAGCAGGCAGCACCGGCGTTGCTGGTTATGATCCAATCCTAATCTCACTCATCCGTCGTGCGATGCCTAACCTAGTTGCTTATGATATCTGCGGCGTTCAGCCAATGACTGGTCCAACTGGACTGATCTTCGCAATGCGTGCCAACTACGCCAACTCAACTGCTAGAGGCACTGAAGCATTCTACGACGAAGCAAATACAATGAAGTCCACTGATCAGTTCGCTGGTGTTGGTACTGCAGGTATTGGCGGTAACAATGTTGGTACATCTCCAACAGGTTCTGCTTCAACATACAACTTCAAGGGCGCCATGGGAACTGACGTTTCTGAAGCACTTGGTGTCGGAGCCGATTCCTTCCCAGAAATGGCTTTCTCAATCGATAAGGTTACTGTTTCTGCTAAGTCACGTGCGTTAAAAGCAGAATACACCATGGAACTTGCTCAGGATCTCAAGGCTGTTCACGGTCTGGATGCTGAAACAGAACTTGCTAACATCCTACAGACTGAAATCCTTGCAGAAATCAATCGTGAAGTTGTTCGTACAATCAACCTTTCAGCAGTTGCAGGTGCCGCTACTGGTACAACAACTGCTGGTACATTCGACCTTGACACCGACTCAAACGGCCGTTGGTCAGTTGAGAAGTTCAAGGGTCTTATGTTCCATCTGGAAAGAGAAGCCAATCAAATTTCCAAAGACACTCGTCGTGGAAAAGGTAATATCGTAATCTGTTCTTCAGACGTTGCATCTGCTCTTCAGATGGCTGGTGTACTTGATTACACACCTGCTCTTAACTCAAACAACATGCAAGTTGATGATACAGGCAACACATTCGCTGGTGTACTAAACGGTCGTTTCCGTGTTTACATCGATCCATATACCACAGGCAACTATATGACTGTTGGATATAAGGGTGCTAATGCATTCGACGCTGGTATCTTCTACTGCCCATACGTTCCGCTTCAGATGGTCCGTGCGGTTGGCCAAGATACATTCCAGCCAAAGATTGGATTCAAGACACGTTACGGAATGGTAGCAAATCCATTCGCACGTAGCGTTGTTGGAACTCCAAACGTTTCTGACGGTGCAATCACTGTTGGTACAAATGCTTACTATCGTAGAGTGCTTATCACTAACATCATGTAATAAGAAGCAAGGTTAACTTGCTCATACTAAAAAGGGGGCTTCGGCCCCCTTTTCTTTTATCCATTTCCCTTGCTAGAGTATTCATGTACTCGTTTGGGTGATTTGATCATCTGCTTGATCTCTTCCATGTTCTTCAATTGAATAAAATGGAGGAAGACATACATCTTATCTGATGTGCTCCAGTCCTTTGTATTCTCAACAAAGTGAGCTGGAACTAATTGTTTAAGATTTTCTACATATTCTTCTGTTGTCATTTTGTATCCTTGTAAAGCCATTGATAAAAACGATCAGCAAGCCCCATAACGTCACCGCTTTGAATAACGTCACCTGTCATGCTGCTATTTTTATCGCTAATAAGTTCATTGACATGCCTGGACCATTCGATAGACTTATCCATGGCCCATTGTTTATTCCAAAGGCGTTCTTCACGTTCCTTACGAACATTGAGTCTCAATGCATTGAGTTCTGCTGATGTTTCCGTTGTCATTGTGTCATTACCTTCTTTCATTCGTATATCCTTTTCTATAAAGTTTGCCTAATATAACAATGGCATAACGATAACCTTTATTTGTCTCAATGTACTTTTTATTTCCAAACCTGCTTATACTAAGAACTTTTCCAATCCTAATATTCCAACCTCCCGGATCACAATTATAACGATAATAATAAAAAAGACCAAAATTTATCATTTTATGATGTATAATAAGACCCCACCAGATCCGCAAGTATAAGAATGGGAGAAAGAAATATCTCATTCGTAATACTCAAAGTCATGATGTTCACACCAGGGAGTATGGACATGCTCGGTTGATAATGTGAATGCCAATGCAACGATCAGCATGAACGGTGAAAACATTATTGCTATTGTCTTATACATTTACGATCTCCAATCTGTCTTTGATTACTTTCATATTAACAAACCTATCTGTCTCATACATACCCGATCTCAGGTAATCTCGTCCGCCATCGATAAACACTGTCTTATCAGAGCTCATCCGATAGTCATGGCGATATCGAGAATATATCACCTCATTGTTGAATGCTTTGACACCCACGATATGACCTTCTGTGGCAGAGATGCCGTCAGCAATCATGGGATATCCATGCAACATAAACATAGCAAAGTAGTTGGAGCCTTCGGGATGAGCTTTCTCTGTGTAGAAGATAGCAACCGGGAAGTTCAACCACTTGCCATCCTTGTCCTTCAGGCAAGATTCAAACACATATGTACCCGCATACTTCTCTTCGATATCAGTGATCTGCTCCTGCGTCAGGAAAGTGCATTCATTCAATATGTTCATGGATATTTCCTCTTAAATACTTTGGCGTATACTCTCTCTAGACCGGCTTTATCAGGATGGTTATGGATCCATTGACCTGTATGAGGGCTGAAATGCTCCCTGAAGAAATCGTCCAGGGTCTCGTTGCCTGTGACTACCTGAACATTTATCTTGCTAGCGAGAGCGTCAAACTCTGCATCTGACATGACAGGATCATCATGCACTTCATAGGCATATGCTGCTACAGACAACCTGATCCTGTTACGTCTCTCAACGTCCGAATCTATGCCATTAAAGAACGCTTCTATGCTCATGCCGCTTCTGCCATTGCTATGTGTTTGCATGTCTTACGAAATCCAAACCCTGCACAATCACATGATGTATTCTTTGTTCCGATAATAACAGTATATGACATTCCCTTACCATTGTCAACCTGAATTATTTTTTCTTTCGGAGCCGGTTTTCTATCGACAACTGCATCATCCATCTCTATAATAGTATCTGTTGGTATGATATGGAATCTGAATGATTCATTACCAGTAATACATATAGCGTCATACTTAATCCATTTAGGAGTGGGAACTAGGTCTCCTTCATAGACATAATATTCCTGTCCCATGGTTTTATAAATTGGATTACGAGTTTTAATTCTCATATCACTCTACCTTGCATAGTTCTTGTGGTTTTTAATATCCCACTTTTCGATAACCCAACCAAAATCATTCTCGTCCACAATCACATGCGCAACGGATCCCTTCACATAAGCAAATCTCGGATCAGAGTTTGGACCAACAAAAATCCTATGTGGAAAATGGACATTCTTTCCACCATGCGCCAATGGCGACAGAATCAACTCATCGTTAATGGCATATTCAAACGTCCTACCATGAGATTTTTCTACAAAACAACCCAGGGTTTTAACATCAATCGGTGCAAACATTTCAATCTCCGTGTTCTTCATATTATGAATATACGACAATCGTACCGAAATGTCAACCAATATTTTTATAAAATCTTATATTTTTTTAATAAAAGTGCTTGACATTTTTATAGAAACATCGTATATTGGTATTATGAAGAACACGGAGAAACAAATGATTTATGTGGAAATTTGGCCTAAAGGTTACGCAGATTTTGGTGGCACAGTGATGGTACACTTGCCAGCTGGATGCAACGATGCAGACATCCAGAATGCTGTTCGTTCTGTCAGTCCATGGGCTACATTGTCCTCTGTTCGCCGTCCTCAGAAAGTGGATGCTTTTTTAGCCGGCCTGACACCAGCCCAACTGGACGATTATGCCAACGCCTTTAGGGGTGATAATAGCTAAAATAAAGATTGACATTTGGAACAAAATGTCGTATATTGGTATTATAAAGAAAACATAGGAAATGAAAATGAACGTGAATGAAGCAATGTCGTTAGCCGTCCAGCTCGAGACCCTGGCTGATATGGCGAAACTTTTTAATTCATCTCGGGATCAGCTCTGCGAATCCATCCTCCTGGTTGCCAATAACCTCAAGGATATGGCCGATGACATGGATGTGGCTATGTATAATGAGTTGAGAGCTGATGCAGATGCCTACAATGCTCGTAGAGGAGGTTGATATGATCTGGGTAGCATATAACCACAATGGTGTTGAGATCTGCCGCAATGCTGATATCGGGAACCTGATGGAAGAGGTCATGTTCTACGAAGAAGTCACCGGCAATCGTTGTTCAGTTAAAAAGATCGAGGGCTAATAGTCATGGGACCTAATATCACGCTCACAGCATTTGAAGGCCTGGTCATGTTCGGACCTTTTATTGGAATGACGATCCTGATGGCAATCGGATTTGCTTTTTTTGGTAAGGAGGAAAATTGAAAACACTTTTTCAGCTTAACCTTAGTAACTACAGGTTGTTTAATCTAGTAGGTAAGCGCCTGATCTGGGAACGTGGATGGGCCAAAGTCTACAATATTGACCCTGAGGAAGAATGGGCTGATAATATTGGGATTGCCGGTATGTCAGTACGAAGCCTACTAGAAGAATTTGACGAAGTTTATCTAGTGACGGAGATATAGGATGTTAATGACGTTCGTAGTCATCAGCGTATTGATCGCTTGTATAGCATTCTGGATAATGATGGGCAACCTCATTGAGCTCGTGATACAAGACGAGAAACTGAAAGCAGAGGGTGTTAAACAAGATAAACACAATGCCTCTGTTGCTAAGCTAGCAAAAGAGCAAGAAACGCTATTAGAAGAGCATAAAACTAAGCAAGCAGCTAAATCTGCTAAATCACACAAGATGGTAAACTGAGAGGAAAATAACATGAAAGAATCTTTTAAAATGGCCAACGTCGCTGGAATAGTTGTGTTGTCTATCATCGTATTCGCACTAGTCCCATTAGCGGCAATCTGGGCATTGAATACGGTGTTCCCTGTGCTGGCTATTCCCATGGATTTTAATACCTGGTTAGCAACAACACTTTTGTGGTTTTTGATTTCTGGCAGGGTTCCTAACAAAACCTAACCTTTGCTATAAATTTTGAATGAGACATAAATACTCTTGTACCTTGTGCAGGAGTATTTTATGCCTTTACTAACCAGTCAACCTGATAACATAAATTTTCTTTCGCCGTTAGCATTCAAGTTCACGTTGGCAAGAGCTCCCACATTGAATTTCTTTGCTACAGCAGTCAACATACCTTCTGTGGAACTGGGATTCACAGAAGTACCCACGCCATTCAAGATGCTCCCGTTTGCGGGTGATAAATTGGTATATGGCGATTTTCAGATGACGTTCAAGGTAGATGAAGATTTTTCCAATTACTTTGAAGTTTATAATTGGTTGAAAGCTCTGGGACATCCTGAATCTTTCTATGATTATAGCCAACTGAGAGGTGCCAAGACAGGAAATAAAGAGACAGTGATCT